ATTCTCTCCTCTTCTTCGCTTCCTCCGTTTTCAATGAGACCAGTTCGATTGTTTCTTAATATTCGAATGACCTTTACCCCATAGTAGCCGGCCCTTTTCTAGATTTAGCAGCTGATTTGTCAGCTTTTTGGAACGCAAACATCCAACCCAGTCTAGAAGAGCTTTCATCTCACCTCGCTCCAGCGTGTGAGTCCGTCACATACTATTACTAGCAGCTTCCAACAGTCGACGATTCTCTCGATGGTCTTTCTGAGTACTTCTCTCCCGCAGACCTCTACATTCGAGCTAACGTTGACGTGATTTGCCAATTCTTATCCTCGAATCTGGCTGATCGCCGTTCAGACTTCAAGTTACTCGTGTCCAATGCCCAAGATGATCTCGATCAAGTTAAATAGTAACTCGGGAATTATGTTTCCGAACAATACCCTCAGGCCATAGACGCATTACTCAAAATGTAGGAGGTTCTTTCTAGAGAATACTTCTTAGCCCTTGACACCTTAGTAGATGTTTAAGAAGCCATTTTGAAAGCAGTCAACGACGCTCTAGAGTTCGCCTCTTAGTAATATTCCTTAGCTCTCGACTCTCTAGTCGACGTCTAAGATGTAGCTCTTCAAGCCGCTAACTATACTCTTGATTTTGCTTCCACGTAATACCTCTTAGCTTGCGACGCTCTAGCCGAAGTTAAAGACGCAATTTGCGAAGCAGCTAACAAGACCTATGATTTCGTTATTTCCAGCAACGCTTCGAATCTAGCTTTCGACACTCTCAATTCCATTACTGAAAAGGTCCCTTCTACTGAAGAAGTATATCAGTTTTCTTCTGACTTGTCCGACAACCTTCACTAGCTATCCTCAGACTGGTCTTAATATGTAAAAGACGTCATCAACCCTTACATTCCAGCACCTCGCATTCCTCCTATTGATCCTAGTTATTGGAACTACGTCAAGAATTTGTTTGAGACAGACGAGAACTCCGATCCTTCCACTTATTAGCTTCCCCCCAAGATGAAGCGAAGGCGCTTGTAGCTCTCATGCCCCGTCGAAGACCCCGACTGCCAGTAAGATCTCTCCAAACTCGATTTCCAACACTGGACTGTAAATCTCTGCGTCGACAACGACGCCTGCACTTTCATGAAAGGCGACAAGAAGACTAAGCGCGAAAGGCTCAGTCTTGGTCTTGATTTAGGCTATTTCTTTGGCTGCGACCTCACCGATCCCGCTTCCTTCGAAGCAGAAGGTTGCATGTATACAGAGAATCCTCAAGCTTTCCTCTGCATCGATCAATATGCTTCCATGATGGACACGCAATCTACGTGTAGAATGCTCCTCTCCGTCACTCATCCAGACAACACAGGCACTCGTAGCTTACCTCTTCACGCAGCCATCGCTTAACA